CACATCAGGAAACAACATGGGGGCAATGGTGTTGTTCTTGAAGCGCCCCACCATGGTGTACGGCATATCAGTGACATCAATCACAGTGAACGCGGAATAATCTCCGCCCACGCCGCGTGCAACATCCACTGTAATTATATATGTCCGGTCTTTAGCGGGTTCTTCAAACAGAGCCAACCCCATTTCACTGTAGAAGAAAGGATCCACACTACTCATTTGCCCCAACGTTCTTCCATTGATCAATGTGTTGCTTGATCCTAAAAATTCACACAACACTTCTTGGTTGAATTTCAACTCACCCAACATTCTGAGTTGTTCTTCCGCCCATGCATCATCACGCCCAGGAATTTCCCAATAGGGAATGAAATGATGCACAAATCCGTTCTTCCCCTTTTCCGCTTCATTCCAGAATTTCCAGAAATGATTGTATCCCAGAGGCGTTGATGTCAACAAAATCTTCGTGGTGGTACCTGATGAAATGGTGGGATACACGGATGCAAAGAATTGTTCAGCAATATTGTTGGGAATAATGGCGGCTTCGTCAATGTACAACCAGTTCACGGACTTACCACGAATACCTGATGCTGTTGTGGCAGCAGTAAACACCTTGCTTCCATTCTCCAACTCCACGTTACCTTTGTTCCATGTTTTCACACCTTGTTGCATCCACATGGGAAGATGTTCATACATGATTTGATACCGATCCAACACTTCACGCGCAGCACTTCCTTTGTTGGCAAGAATGGCAACTGTTTTGCTATCTTGAAACAACGTGTACCACAGGATGCATGCCGCTGATGTGATGGTCTTGCCTTGCTGCCGACCTTCCATCAACACAACTTTTCTGTTATTTAAAATCACCTGAACTTTTTTCTTTTGACACTCATACAACTTGAACAGTTCAAGCCCACGATCTAGTGTGACAATGTGACAGAAATTTTCAATGAAATAAATGGGGTCTTGCTGACACCGAACTATTTCTTGAATTTGTTCAGTTGTGAATTGTAATTGCAATCCTATTTGCTTTAAATTGGGATTACCATGATATGAGGTTTCAAGCGCCGTCATGAATCACTTCAGCAATTTTCAACGGTTCTTGCGCTTGCCGCATCGCCCGCAACAACTCATGAGTTGATCCAACAAACAAATTGTTTTGTGTTTGTATTTTTGGCTTCTCATCCTTTTCCAGATCCTTCTTGCGCTTTTGCACTTCCAGTAAATCTTTGGCAACATCGGAAATGGTTTTGATCAGTTGTCCCGCCACTTCATAGGCTCGGGGATGATCACTGTTTTTTGCAATGTGTAGAATGCCATCCACCGCCTCGTTGCCTTTACTTATCAAATTATGTAACGTTTCACGAGCATGTTCAGCATCATCTTCAATTGCTTTCTTGGTAACAACTGGAGATGTGTGTTGAGTCGTGGTGGGTGTTACATTGAATTTATCATCCAATTCTTCAAACATGGTTAATCACCAGTATAAATTTCATCAAAATCTGTGATGTAGGAATATGTATCAATGGGTAATGCATTATATGGATCTACTGTTGTTGTGATTTCCGTACCCACTATGGTGTTGACCGGTGGTTTTCCAGCAAACAGATTGCTATCATTGTACAAGTCGATAATGGTCTTTTTAATCAATTGAGCGTCTGTGACATATCCATAGAAGTTCAACTTCATGGTGAAATTTAAATCCCAGATCACACTCAATCTTTTGTCGAAACTGCCTTCCCATTCATCGTTGTAGGTGACACTATCCAACACAATTTGAATATCATGCTTCACACCCAAATCAGGCAAGGCGTTCACCGTGACGTTGAAATCAGGATTGAAATAGGGAAGAATTTGTTCTATGATTTGCAAGCCATCATCTTGATTTTTCACAAACACACTCATGCTGATTCCCATGTTGTATGGTGTAGCCACATGGGAATATCGTGTGCCAGTTTTCGTGGTTTGTGTGGTGTCCACCGCCCGCACAGGTTGTGTGATGGATAATTTTCTGGATGGATCATATGAAAAGTTGGTGATCTCGAAACCAATTCTAGGTAACGTCACGGCAAACGGTTGCCGATTTTCATCAACATCAGGCACTTCACGAATACGTTCTATGAATTTCTGCTTGGGTGCATAACTTAATGGAACAAACACACTTTGAACAACTTCTCCTTGAGCATTTGTTCTGCGTACTTGTATTTGATTGAACAATGTTCCAAACGCAATAATGGCTTTACGAACATGTTGATGGTAGAAATGTTGTGTTTTAAACATTAGTATTCACCAAAAGGATTGAATTCCGTGAAGTCCAGAATGTCAGCTCCTTCATTGTCAAGAAGGGCATTGTCACCCATGCCATCTCGTGGTGTGGTGCTAATGATGGCGTTGCCTGTTTGTGTCAATAACAAATCACCTGTTTGCATCAACAGCTGGTAGGTGAGATTGTCCATGGACATGTTGTCATCCACCTGATCAATTTCTTCCACACCTGTTTCAAATATTTCTGAACTGTATTGATACAATTCACATTGCATGCTGTAAATGTAAAATTTGCCCAATTGATAAAAGGGATCAAGATGTTGCACAAACTTGATTTCAAACATGCTGTTGGTCTTGGGAAAATAAATGATGTCTCCTTCCGCAGGACGATCAGGCAGTTGGAGAAATTCATCGGGCGTTAACCCTACCACTTCTTCCCATCGACGTTTTGACACCACGAACGTGGCTTGATGTGTTAATTGAATTCCAAACTTCGTGAACAATTCTCCATCACCTTCCCAACCATCAACGTTGTTCAAATACATTTCAATGGGATAGGCATTTTCAAACCGACTTAACACATCTTCACCCAGAATGTCATCTTGCTTGATGGTTCTCCGTGGAAGATAATACACATCATGTCCATAAATTTTCATGCTCTCAATGATCAAGTCCTCCAAGAGGCGTTGTTCATTGGTGGTGCCTGAAGTGTTTCCTGATTGAAAATAGAAATTAGTGGCCATGCTATCCTACCATGAAATCAACCGGGAGTTCATACCGGCTTTGCATTTCCGTTTCTATCTGTTGTATTTCTTCCATGGATTCATTGTAGATCAGTTGTCCATTCATTTCCACGCCACCTGGGAGTTTCATGCCTTGAAACTTCTTCATGTTGTCACCCCATTGCCGTTTGATCAATGCAGTGGCATACCGTTTCAAGAACATGTCGTTGTACACTTCAAGATACACTTCAGGATCAATGATGGCATTGGCTTCAAAGATGACATGATCTCCAATGGAAAATGTCTCAGCCCAATTCACATCAAGAAAGATGCGATTCATTTTTCTGTTGAATCGAATGGTGCGATTGCCAGCAAACATATCATCCAGCAATTGCAAATGTGCGCGTACTTGTTGAAAATATGTGATGTCAGATGACAACAAATTGTACATGTCATTCAATCTGAATTGATACACCACATTGAAAATGTTTGTGGATCCCGTGCTGCTGCTACCTGCTGATCCCAATGGAAACACCCGAATCACACCCGTGATGTTGTCAGCAACTTCAAAATATTTGCGCGCCAAACTTCCTTGGGTGTATCCCAACGTGGCATGCAATGTTGTGGAAAATCCAGACGTTTGTCCGGTGATGGTTTCACTGTTTTGAAACGCCTTGGTTTCATTCTTGATGTCAATGGTGTTGATGCTAACAATGTCATGAATCACACCTGATGCACCAGATGTCGCGCCGATGAGCGTTTCACCTTCAGTGAAGTTGTTTGCCAACACCGATGACAACTTCAAGGTGGATGCGGTGATTTGTTCTGACAGATACACCTTCTCCACACCATCAAAATGATATTCCTGCCAAAATTCAACAGCATCTTGAATTCTGTCTTCCACTTGGTCATCATCCACATTGATTTCAATGACAGGATACCCCAAGCGGCGGAGACAGTAATCTTTTAATTGTTGGCGGGTTGTTATTGGCATGGTGTACTCGGTGTAGGATCCATGTATATTTATAACTCTGGAAACAAACAGTTCTGGATGAAATCACGAGTAACCTGTTCATCAAATCCCAATGCCGCCATGACTCGCGGGGTGTGAGGATTTTGTTTCTGATTGAAACAATACTGGTTCTGCTGTGTGGTGTAATTGTCAGCAGTGCGAATGTTCCCCACATGTGCCAGAAAGTAATCCAGATTTTTCAACATCAAGGTGATGATGTGTTGCAATTCTTCTGGGTCTTTCACGCTGCTAGCTGCCAGCATGCTGTCACTGAAAATGGCGGTGGCCCAGGGAGGCAGTTCTCGGCGTTTGGTGGGAATGAATGCTGACACCGACTCGGCAAACCAGGTGTTCATGGGGCTTGATCCAATAGGACTGAAATCATGAAATGCCCCGGTCACTATTTTTGGACCCGCCACCAGATCCAACCCAAACACTGGGCTGGGATCATCAAGATGTGGAAACACACACAAGTGCATCATGTACAATTTCTTGGTGTCGCGGACATCTATAATATCAAGATTGGCGCGGCGAAACGTGGGACTTTCCCAGGTGTATGTTCTCCAGGGAAAATCATGTGTTTCATGCTCAGACACAGGATACACATTCAGCCGTTCAAGCATCTCGTGAACGGCTGAATCCAGTAATGAAAAAATCATTTTTTACTTCTTTCTTTTAAATGTGTGTCAGGAGAAGGTGCATTTTTTCCCATCTCTTTTAAAATCTGAAGTTTTTTAAAATAACGACCAATATTACATTTTGGAAAATTAACTAATGTTTGCCAATCATTGTGTGAAATTAACTTGTGTTCAATCACCACTGGACGTTCAGTCAATGCAAACATAGAAACCAATGGTTGATTTAATTTCCATTTTACCGCGTAAGGCTGTTCTTTAATCTTGTATCCAATATGCACATTTGTGCCAGGTTGATATTTAAAATTTAAAATACCTGGAGGAACTATTAAATCATTATCTCGAAAAAATGAAGCACTGTAATGTGATTCCATGAACATTACATTTACATCATCGTCAGATGAAAAATACCAAGGACTCTCCATTTTTACAAATATTCTATCAGAATACATTTTTCCATATTGTAAACTAGAATGATAGGTCATTTGTATCCCAAGGGCAGGATTGATATTAGTTGACCACTTTCCATCAGGTTTTACATGAACTTCAGCTTCACCCCACATTTTTAAATGTATTGGGAGTTGATAAAAATCTTTAATACCCGGGCATGTTGCTATGGTAGGTAATTTAGTAGTTGCATCTAAATTAGCTGAAGCATATCCTTTATTTTTATCTAATTGATTTAAACGAGGATCATTCTCATCAACAGTAATACCTGCCTCTTGATAATTTTTTCTGGCTGTTCCCGATTGATATTTTGGAACAGATGTAAAAATGTCAGGTAATTTTTCTTTACCTATAGATGGTTTACAATAGTCATATACCGAAGCTTCACTAGTATAGGCAGTAATTTTATATGGTCGTTGTTTCAAAAAAAACATAATATATCCATCCTCATAGTTAAATAGTCATTTCTTCAATTTGTTTTTCAATTTCTTTATGAAAAATCATTAATTCGTCAAATAAAGAGATGACAAAATTAAAAACAATGATGGCTTCAGGTGCCATATCATCTGTCAGATTTTCACGAATGATTTTTACTGATTCACTGCGATTAGTAAACTCATACATAGTACCTACACTTGGCACAAGATTTTTCAATATTTGCCCACCATACATGTCGCCCATGTGCCGGACATACATATGTGCAATTAATTTTTTGTCATCAGAAAGATTATTGATATATTCACAATATTGCTGTGTACTGGGTAATAGCCCAAATACAATATTATCAGATAATTGTGAAAGATCAAATGCCATTTTATTTGTTCTTTCAATTCCTTGTAAATTTTTATCAACCAGTATATGCTGTATTTTGTTTTCTAACGCAGCATAACATATTAAATTGTTAAATAAAAAATTTGCGTATAAAGCCTTTGAAATTTCACCACTAAGAAGAATCTTTGAAAATTCATGTTGCTCAGCTTCTATATGTTTATGATGTGTTAGCTCACGTAATGTCATAATTATTAATTAACCCATTTTGATAAAGGACAAGAAGCATTTTTTATATTAACTTTAGTGGCCATTGAACATCCACATTCATTGCATAGTGCAATTTCTTTATTAAACTTGTCACATCCCCCGCAAATATTAAATCTTTCTTCTGCAATTTCCAATGGAGCAACGGCATTAACAATTTCTTCAAGTGATTTATTGGTAAATTGTGCAAGATATTGTTGCCGAGCTTCTTCAAAATCTGTTGTAAATACTTGGCTAGCTGTATTTTGTAACAGTTTTCCTTTTTCTTGTTGTTCTCTAATTTTTTCAGCTTCTAATGGTGCATGAATTTCAAGATGTTGTAATATCGTCATATTATTTTTTCGAGCATCTAAATGCCACATGGCTCGGGTAAAGTTTCCTGCTTCTCCATGAGGATTATCAAGCAAAAAGAAATTAGGAGTACCCGACATCATCACTTGACTATTTCCCGGAATAAATGCATATATTATTCCTACCATAGGTTTTAAAATGTCAAATTTTGCAGGATCTGTATGTTGAACAAATACTTGTATATCTGGGCGATTGAGATTGGCAATTTTTTCATCTAGTGCAATTTCAACAACATCTTTTTCCGTTGACATTCCCATTTTCACATAAATGAAAAACACATCTTTTGCTTCTTTTGCTATTTCACCAATGTCATCATTTGTAAATGTTTTCATAGTTTTTTGTTTGATTGATAATTGTTAGTTAATATATACACCATAACCACCATATGAGTAGTAACCACAACTTTGTACACACCCTATGTTCCAACTTCCAGATATTTGATTCGGATAACTTCTGTACAAATACAGGGTTAAGTCAGCACTCTGGTTGCATACTCCCCCGTAAATGTAGTAATTTCCTGCATTATAATAATAACCAGCAAATGCCGACCCACTATAACATAGACCTGCCGACGCGTCGGTGCCGCCGACTGGCCCGTCCACATGCATTAACACGTAAGCGCTGCAGCCGTAGTATCCGCATACGGCAGTGTCCGCATACGCGACCCCGGCAACTTGCAAAGGACAACACGTGCTGCCGTTGAAGCCTTGATTTGTGGTATACGTCCCACACGATCCGTTACTGTATGAATATATTAAGTCACACCCTGAACAATATTGACTTAGATATGTACCATTTGCTAAAGGAGTAACCGTAGCTGATTGATTGTTTGTGCGTGGTCCTGGAGTGCCGCCAAAATTATATGCTAATGAAATTTGATATGTTGTATTACATGTTAAACTTGTTATAGTACCACTTGTACTGTTTGCTGCAATTGTCGCATTTAACACATTGTTTACATATACTAATATTTGATTGGTGGTGCTTTTATTAGTCCAGTTTACCGTTAAAGAATTTTGATTTGCTGATGTAATAGATGTAATTACAGGTTGGAGTACACCCCCAAGCATTCCAAAGGCACGTGCTGCAGCAGCTGCTAATCGTGTAATATACATGTATATATCCTATTATGCAAATCGTGTTTGTGCTTCTAAAACTGTGAATTGTCCAGGTCCCGTTTTAATAATATTACATACATATCCATCAATGCTATTAATATTTCCTGCTGCAGGTGCAGTCCCACCCTGCCACTTTGGTGTGATGGTTAACCCATCAACTGTCAACGAGGTTTGATAGTATGCTGTACCACCTTGAGTACTAAGAAACGCCACCGTGACAGATTCACCCACGTTCATCAAACTATTTATAGATGATGTTGATGATCCACGCAATGCCAATGACCAGTTTGCTGTGGCGTTAGCGGTGAAATATAATATAGGAGAAGTCGTGATGTCCAATGTGATGGTACCTGTGGTGGGCGCTGAAATAACAGTGACTTTTTCAGCAGCGGCACCCGCAATCAGTTGAGATAAACTTGTTGGAGATCCTTGAAATACTTGCCGATTGGTGTATATTTCCGGAGTGTTTAATCGCCCAAAAGTTCTATCAATAGGAACTAATGACTGCAACACCATATTAGGCTTCCTCGATGATTGTAACCAATGAATGTAAACTATTTTGTGTATCACAACGTAGTTTTAAACTGTAGTTATTCGGAACCATATACGTGTCGTTGCTGCGATATGCTGCATTGTCTGTTGACAACACATTCTGACCTGGATTGATAAAGAAGTCATTGGTACCATCATAGATGGCAGCAAAGAATTTCACGGTGTCATTTGGGCCCGATTGTGTGTATACTGCGTCAGCACTTGCACCAAAGATGCTGAACCGAACTTTATCTACTTGATTGGTAACGACAGTGCCGTTACCTGATGCCACGGTTACGGTTGCTGCAGGTGTGTTCGGGTTATTGGCTGTGAACGCATATCCAATAGTGGCAAGATTGCTTGTGCTGTCTGTGTTATTGTATCCCACAGCATATCCGAATTTTGCTGCTGCTATTGTGGGATATTTCAAGTTGGTGTTCACACCGTTTCCTGATGTAGGATAAAATCCTAATGGACTTTGCAACTTACCATCAACTGAAGCAAACACCCGAATGGTTGTGAATGCCGTGGCGGCATCATACATGGCGGCAACCATGGTTTTTCCTATTGGACCCACTCGCCATGGCATACTATATCCATGTGCGGTCATGGTTGAAAGTGTTGTGCTCATGTTCAATGAATCAACACTGGTGGCTGCCAATGGAGATGATGTGATGGATATGTATCCCATGTTGGCTTGTGAGTTCAAACCAGGTGCACCTAACAACCGCCATAATCCCGTTGGGTATCCAGGAAGTTGTGCTGGCGTGTCTTGAATGATCTTCAAGTTAGGGCGATGGCCATAACTCCATGCACCTGCCAATGAGACTGTTACATTACTATTCGTACTGCCCAAATACCAGGTGCTGCCATAAAATTGAGCACTCACAACGTTTGGTGTTGTGTTGGAATACAAGAGAATGGCGCGCTCATCACCTGAGGCATCTTGGAACTGTGTCATACACAGAGTAAACATACCACTCGTACAAGTCAAGATGGGAGCTGACAATGCCGCACGACTTAATGGATTAAATGCAGTGATGGGATTGGTTGCTGCAGCATAAATGTTCACACTACCAGTAGCTGATGTCCATTGAGTATTGGTGTTATATCCTGGAACAATCCCCATGGCGTATTCCACCGCAAACAAGATTTTACCGGAAGGCAATACTTGAACTTGTTTGATGGTGTACAAATAGTTGAACGTGGTGCTTAATTGATAAAGTGGGATTTCATCAGCCACAACACCTGTTGTGTTGATGGAATACAACCGACCATACAAGCCGACAATCCATGTACCTGTTTGTTCATTCCAGGAATAATGTCCGCCGTAATCATGGCCCCATGGGAAGTAATTGCCTGTTACGGTATGGGTTCCTGATGATGTTGCTGAAGCAATACTAGTGCGTGAATACCATTGTGAAACACGATCCACCCGAAGTGTGGCAGGATCATACAAGGTGTACAATGGGCGTGAATTGAAAGGAATAAACTGTTGAAGAATACGTGTTGTATTTGTTGTTTCTGTGGCAGGTGTTAAGTTTGTGGCAGTACCGGCACTATCAAAGACAACACACACGCCCAATTCACCCGTGAATACTGCACGTTCATCACCCCAGTTGAATCCTGCAACAATGGATTTTGCTGTGGCATGTTGCAAGGTCAAGGTTGTTTCTGCAGCAGAACTGGCTTGTGTTAAACTGGTTTGCCGACGGAAGTTGATAACACTAGGTGCACCTGTGTCGGTCATAGCCAATACCGCATTTGCTGTGGTATCTGTTGATAAACAAACAGCCTCAACACCTGTCACCTGGGTATTTCTTGCATATGTTTGTGTTGTTCCTGAAACACTTAATGCATCAGTTGAGCTATTATATGTGACAATCAAAGAAGATATGTTTGTCGCGGCAGTTGCGCCACCAAAAATATAGGCGTTAGAATTCGATACCGCAGTTTTTGCCATGGGAGCGATAGCACATCCGCCAGCCAATGATGCTGTGATACCGGTGCTAAATAACGCACCCGCATTTGATAATGCACCTGAATCAGGAATATTAATTGCTTGCACACTCCAGTTTGTTGCGGTGTATCCTGCGACAATTACCTTTGTTGTGGCACCTGGTACAGTGGTTAAATCAAACGCACCAGCTGTGCTGTTATTAAAATATGAGGCACCAGTTAAATCCACGTTGGCAACCGTGGACAAGTCAACGGAATTTCCTGAGATGGTTAAGCGAATCATTCGGAATGCTGATCCTAAACGATAGGCACACACCACTTTGGTTGCTGAAAGAGCAACAGCACGGAAATTAGATTGACCATAACCGCCTGTCATGCTCGCAGGTAGTGACCATAAACTGCTAGTTGCGCCTGCGTATACTGTAGTAGGCAATGTCACATTCACAATAGGGCCTGCTCGATAGGTTGACCCGGTGTATTCAACAATTTGTGAATGTAAAATGTTACCTGTCATGAAATCATTGGCACCTCCTTGATGCATGAAATGCGGGAGGTATAGAAGTAAAACACGATCAGCGCTTAATTGAACTGGGTAAGGAATACCGAAGTTGGCACTGGATGTTGCTGATGTTTGAATTAATGGATTGATGGGCGAACCAAAAAAGCTCCATTCGCTGGATCCTGCCGCTGTTGTTAACGAAGTGGGATCTGCTGCGCCATCAATGTTTATTGATTTCAATACCGCAGTACCGCCACTTGTGTTTGTATAAACAGAAGTTAAGGTATTCGGTAAGTTTCTTGTTATGATTGAACGAGTTGTTGACATGTTTTAAGAAACTCCTAAACTTGTAAATGAATATAGGTATTAAATACACCTTGAGTACTTATTCTATTTATAACGAACGTGCGAACGGCGTATTCTGTGGGAATTGCTGCATTACTGTTGCCTGCCATGGTGGCGTCCGATGAAAATTCATTGATGGTTTCACCAAGTTGTGCACCAATGGATCCTAGACGCAATGATGACAATCCTGCCAAGTTGAAAGCGTTGGCGTTCAACGTGGCGGTACCTGTTGCCTGGTCAATTCGGAAATATTCACCGACACGGAAATTACCATCTTGGTCAGTGGACACGTAATACACACGACCTGGGTAGGCTTCATCCACTTCATTGCCTTGTGCAGCAGGTTGAGTGGGTGTTCCTGGATAATTTGTTGTGGTGGTACCACCTGTGCCAATGCTTAGGAAATCATGTCCGGTCAAACGAATTTGTGAGTATTTTGAACGTAACGTGATTGCTGCATTATCAGCGGATCCTGTGGTTTTTTCTTGCGCCAACACCAGCACCATGTTGCTTGCAGAATTCACATAGGTGCCTGACACACTTTGAATCACATAGGAAATTGCGTCACCTGCAATTGAGATGCTTTGTCCTGGGACGGGTGTTGCGCTAAAGCCATCACATATCAACACATATCCTTTTTGATTTTCCAAAGCACCCGCGGTTACTGTGCCTGTGCCACCACCGGTGAAGGTGAGTGTGTTACCCGAAGCGAAACTTCCTGTGGGATTAACAACATACACCTTGTTGGCGGTGTATTGCACGTTGGTGACAGTTGCCGATCCTCCTCCACTCCCTGTTACTGTGTCGCCCACATTGATGGTACCACCACTATACGCGAAGTTTAGTTGTTGTCCATTGATGGCACCTGTTGCTGGCGTTTCTGATGCATCATAGCCCCGTGCCGTGGCACCCCAGGTGCCGTATGAATTGTTACCATTCAATGCACGAATGAACCCACCACCTGATGCCGTGTATCCAAAATAGCAATAGTAGGTGAAGCAAGACACAATTTCTGCTTTTCCGTTGTCCTTTACCCAATACCCAATCCCGTTATCATTGATAATGGTGTATCCATGGAAAATCATTGTTTTCGCGCCAGATGCATGCACGCTGCCGTCAATTAATGCGCCGATGCCACCTGATCCAATGGCAGAACATTCCAACACATAAGGTGATTTTGTTGTGATCGTGGACGCAGGATTCAAACGGACGTACACACCCTTGATGGTTGATGTGGTAACATCAGCGGCAGTCGCCCCAGGCACCCAGCCTGTCAGACTCTTGAATGTCATCTTGTTCAAAATGGAGCCGTTGCTCATCAAGAACATGGTGGCTTGATTGTTTGGTGTGACCCCATCATCACTCAATCCCGCGGCAGGTTGGACAATTGTTGTACGTTGATTGTCGCCTACAATGGCAACATTGCCAGGAATGGTGATGGGTAGTTGTTCACTGTATGTGCCTGTCTTGACAAAGATGGTGGCATCTGTGCCGCATTGTGTTGTGGCATACTTGATGCTGGCAAATGGGGTGGACAGTGATAACCCTGAGGTGGCACTATCAACTCCATGCGGGGCAACATAGTATACTTTATTGGATGATGTGGCGCCAATCCATGCCTTGGTGGTGCCATCTGATGAAACGGTTAACGATTTGCCGTGATCTGTGCCACCCAAGGCAGGAAGAATGCCACCGCCACCGGATGCGAATAGCTGCCATTTACCGCCTGAATAATCACTTGCTAAGCTGACAGCAGATGTATGATCAACAATACAAATATATGTTGATGAACCATCTGTGACCAAATCATCAACCAAGTAGCTTGTTGTTATGACCCATGCTCCACGGTTTCTTATTCCTTGACTGAATTTTGTCCAGCGAGTGGCTGCTAAATCTGTGGCAAATGTTCCTGCTGTGTGTGCAGTTGTACAAATATATGTACTGCCACCATACATCACTAAACTGTTTAATCCATATACTGTGGCAGTTACCCACACACCTTTGTATGCAACACTTTCAATGAACAATGACCAATAAGAAGTATTGGTAGGTACATTACCAGTAGTGTTTGCTGTGGCACGATATAAATTGGCGCCGTAACCAACAATATCTCCAGGAAAATATGCAGTCCCTGAATTATATACAGATTGGGGCGCAATACCATCTACAAACTTTGCCCAAAAGGTTACGTTGGTAGGAAGATTACCTGTTGTATCTTGCAAGGCAATGTAAACTTGACCACCATACTTAACTACGTCATTCTTTTGATATGCTGTGCCGCCAGCGTAAGTACCTTCATATTGAATGCCGTCTGCAAATTGTGACCAATATGTGGCGTTGGGGGGTGTTTGTCCTGTTGAAGCAAGAATAGAGATGTATACTTTGCCGCCGTGAGCGACACCATCACCGATTTTATACGCTGTGCCGGCACTATATGTTCCAAGAAATTTGAATCCTTCAATCATCAACGCCCAGTGTGTGGTCGTTGTAGGAGTCACGCCCGTTGCCTTAACCACATTGGTATAAACGTAAACATTGCCGCCATATTTAACTATGTCATTTGATTCATATTCGGTAGCTGAATTGTATTCACCTGCAAAATAGAAACGTAGTTTCCCTAAGTCTATAAGTTGACTCATATTACCTCTAGTAGTAAATGTCCTGTATTATTCCAACTGAATTTCAAGGTATGGGATGACCATATCCAATGTTTATAATCATACTTATCAGTTATTTCTGTGTCCGGGATTTTAATCGTCATGGTGTTATCATCAATTTTTTCAACAACTAACCCGCCGTCATCAGGATTCAGTCGAAATCCGAAAAATATGGATTTTGCAATATCATCTGGCCATTCTTCTTGAACAAGTGTTGCCATTAGGTTGTCTCCATGACTGATACGATGCAATCAAAACTTGCGGAATCACCTGCGACACAGTAAATGATTTCATTTTCTTGTAGAATCATTTTGCCATCATCTAAAATATTAACCGACTCACCTGCAGGCACCCGAAGATTTTTAACCAGATAGGTGGATGTTGCTCCATTATACACATACGCGGACACAGGCAAAATTCCTGAGGTAAGATTAGCCAAACGACAACTTACAATGTGGCTGGTGGTGTCATTTGGGGTTGTATAGACAACAACCGGAGTTGTTCCTATATTTCTAGTGGTGGCGTTGGTTAAGGCTACATTCATGTGTATTCCTGTGAACTATGTTATATTTATAAAGACCGGCATTACAATAAGCTAGCATACAGTATGGCTTCTTCGGGATTGAAACTGACTGCCCCTTGCGTTGCCAATGATATCCATGACGTACCATTCCATTGCCAGGATTTGTTATTTACACTGTAAATTTGACTTACAGCGGGAGAACTGGGAAAATCTATTGCAGGCATATGATTTATTAGTTGATGTGATTATTGAGCATCTTAATTTTTTGCGACCCACGTATTTGTCCATCTGCCATCATTTTGTTTTATATATGATCCTGATTCAAATTGTGGATATGGTGTGGGTGAAAATACTTCATATCCATATATGGATATAACTTCATTAGTAGGTGTATCTTGCACTAAACAATCTGGAAATAATAACAAAAAGTTACTGTATGTCACTGGATGATTTATGGATTGTCCATTTTCTACTTTAATTACTAAATTATTTGTATCACTCATTATAATATTTTCTCCTTTGTATTATACATTTGCTGCGTTGGATGGAAATGATCTTCCGGCACCCCAGATAATACGAACAGCACCCCCATAATTTCCCGCGCTGACCGTGGCTCCTGTTCCAGGAAGTCCACCACCATAGGCAGCATCTCCGTACGCTCCTGCTGTGTTTGAACGTGAGCCGCGCGTTCCGCCGGATCCACCTCCACCACCTCCGAGTATATAACTATCTTCGGCGGCATAAAGGCCCGCCGCACCATCAGCTCCAATTCCAAATAATCCTACACCTCCGCCACCTCCGCCAAAAGAGCCCGAGGTTCCACCTGCCCCCCCTCCTCCCCCACCAGAGCCAGAAGCAGCAGCGCTTCCGTTATTTGCACCTTGATTTCCCCCATTACCTCCATTCCCTGCATATCCTCCAGCGCCGCCGCCTCCAGCGCCTGAGCTGCCGCCAGTGCCAGCACCGCCATTGCCTCCATTGCCGCCACCATCACCAACGAATGTACCCCCGCCTGAATTGGAAATAGATTGACCACCTAGTACTGTTGAAGTATTGATAAAATGTGATCCTCTGCCATCATTTGCACCAGAAACCACAACCTCATAACTGTTTCCAGGAACTACAGTGATATTATTTTTATATCCTAACCCACCACCACCTAGTCCATAATTAGTCTGATTTGAATACTGCTTGGATGCACCAACACAAACTACGGAAACGCTAGTTACTCCAGCAGGAACAACAAACGTATAGGTACCTGCCGTGGTATAGGTTTGCTGGCCAGCGACACCGGCAGATGTTTCTCTTCCATATCCTCGCGCTGATCCAACACTAAATGTTCCTAGTAACGGTGTCATATTAGGTATACTTGGTGATAGCGCCTAACATCACATATGTAGGAGAAGCCGACGTTTTTATGATAGTGAATGTGTATCCATCAATTGAACTGGCATTTCCCGCGGAAGGTGCTGTGCCTCCTTGCCATTTCGGAGTTACTGATGCCCCATCAACTTGAAATGCATTTGCGTAGTATGCGGTGCCACCGTTGGTGTTCATGAATACCACGGTGATGGCATCACCTGTTGCCATCAAACTGTTCAAGGTGGTTGATGCGTTACCGCGCACATTGATGGTGAAATTGGCAGTTGCGTTGGTGGTGTAATATAAAATTTGTTGTGTTAAACAATCATAGGCAATGGTTCCAGTGGCGGCACTTGCAACAATGGTTGTTTTTTCACGAATGTTCCCACTGAGTAAATTCGTGGTGAGTGTTTTATTGGTCAGTGTTTCTGCACCCGCCAATGTAGCAAAATCTGCGTCGCTGAGCGCAGTATTAAACTGGGCTATGGTGCCAGACAAGGTGTTACTGGTGAGATTAACCGTTTTGTTGGTCAGTGTTTGTGTGTCAGTTAAACTGACTTCACCTTGGCTCCCCGTGAACCCTAATGATCCCGTGTACCCTAAACTTCCCGTGTATCCTAATGCAGCATAGGCACCTGAAGATCCTGTGTAACCAAGGCTACCAGTATAACCAAAGCTACCTGTGTAGCCGATGCTACCTGTGTATCCAAAGCTACCTGTGTATCCTATAGGATTGGATGCTGTTAATAATGTTGTGATGTTTATTGGCATAAATTATTCCTTGGAAATTATTTTCGTAAGCTCACCCACTTTGCCATTCAATTCTTTAATTGCTTCAATTAACAAAGGAACAATTTTTTCATATTTCACCGTAAGATACATATCATCAATTGGGGCGGGAACAACAATTTCTGGAAGAACCCGTTGAACCTCTTGTGCGCTCACACCCACTTGTACGTGGGGATTGTCATACCCAAGAGATTTGGCAACATCATTTTCTGTGAAGTAATAGCCATGCAGTTGCATCACCTTGCTCAGCGCATCGGGAATTGTTGAAATGAAATTTTTCAACCGAGCATCTGAATAATAGGCTGTGATTTCATTCGTGGCACGAATTTCACCAGTGGTTCCTGACGCCGCCGTGCCAACCCCCAATGACTTCACTTGAAAATCTGATTGATCGTAATCGGATGCTACATTCACCACCTTGATGACATTTCCCATGCCAGAATGTATTGTGCATTGATAATACAAGGTGGCGGGTGCGTTCATGGGAACAATAAACGTTTGTGTTCCCGTTTGGCTGCCTGAAACACCTGAGGTGTACGCAGCTCCTCCTGAACTTAATCGAATTTCTAGAGGATGTGAGGTGGCGAGATTTTCAAACGTGTACGTGCCCCCTCGGTGAACATACAACACGGGATCATTGGTGTTGCCTGATATGATGCCAGGTCCAGAAAACACGTAGTCACTTGATCCTGACGATGTGATGCTCCAGGCAATCGTGCCCCCAACACCTGCTGTTCCTTGACTGCCCGTGTACCCACTACTACCCGTGAATCCCACACCTTGACTACCTGTGTATCCCACACCTGCTGTTCCTTGTGATCCTGTGTATCCTATTGCCGCAAATGCACCGGATGATCCCGTGAACCCAATGACACCTTGACTGCCTGTGAATCCCGCACCTTGGCTACCAGTGAACCCAACACCACCTTGAGATCCAATTGTGCCCGTTGACCCAGTGAATCCAATCACACCCTGACTGCCTGTGTAACCAATAGCAGCAGCTCCACCTGGAGTCCCTTGACTGCCTGTGAAACCAGTGCTGCCTGCATATCCTATCGCGCCAGCACTGCCTGTGTAACCTATTGCCGCAAATGCACCAGATGATCCGGTGAATCCCACGCCTTGGCTACCAGTAAATCCAATTGCCCCTGCTGAACCTGCATACCCAACACCTTGACTACCTGTGAATCCCACACCTTGGCTACCCGTGTATCCATTTACACCAGCAGACCCAGTCGCACCTGTGGCTCCCAAGGTGGCGACCACCTGCCAGGTGCTATTTGTGAACACAAACTCCACCGTGATGTTAGGTACATTGATGATTAAATCATCAGCGACACCTTCGATAGTATTACCATTTCGCAACACGGTTAAATTATTAACACTCCATCCACCAGATTCAGTAACAATCAACCATGTGCCTGCGGCAGGTGACGCAGGCAATGTTACACTGAAAGCCCCCAATGTGGTGTCAACAGCATACCTACCATATGCCGCGAGTGTGGTTGCACTACTTACATATTGATAGGCAGACAATCCAGAACCTGTGTATCCAATTGATCCCGTGAATCCCAATGATCCTGTGAATCCTATGTCTCCTCTACTACCCACAAATCCTGTAGTGCCTTGTGATCCCGTATACCCTTTAGTTCCGCGTGAGCCTGTGAAGCCAGTTGTTGCCGTTGCAGCATCAACCCATTGTGAACTAGTTCCGTCGGCATAATAAATTTTCAGTTGTCCTTCTTCACTGTGCCACCATAAATCACCACCGACGGGTGCAGGACTGACGGGTGCTGTTGTTGACACGGTTACTGATGTACCGCCAGATGAAGATCCTGTGTATCCTAACGCACCTTGACTTCCCGTGAATCCTACTGCTGCGTATGCACCAGATGACCCGGTGAATCCCGACACACCTTGAACACCTTGACTACCTATGTATCCAATGGACCCGGTGTATCCCGTGTTACCCAGATCACCTTTGGATCCGGTGTATCCGATATCACCTTTGGATCCTGCATATCCTAGATCACCTTTTGACCCCACATAGCCGGTGTCACCACGGCTACCTGTGTATCCGATATCACCTTTGGATCCTGCATATCCTAGATCACCCTTGGATCCTGTGAACCCAGTGTCACCTGTTGATCCAGTGAACCCGGTGTCACCCTTGGATCCAGTGTATCCAAGATCACCCTTGGATCCGGTGTATCCTAAAGCACCTTGACTGCCTGTGTATCCTAATGCAGCATATGCGCCTGAAGATCCTGTGTACCCTAGATCACCCTTGGATCCTGTGAAGCCAACTGCGCCTGCATCGCCAGTAACACCTTGAGATCCAGTGTATCCAGATCCTGCTGATCCCACGAAGCCTGTGTCACCTTTGGACCCCACAAATCCTGTGTCACCTTTGGATCCCACATAACCAGCATCACCCTTGGATCCAGTGAACCCTAGATCACCCTTGGATCCTACAAAGCCCGTGTCACCCTTGGACCCCACAAAGCCCGTGTCGCCTTGAGATCCAGTGTAACCAATATTTCCTTGTGACCCAGTGTATCCCAGTGAACCAGAATAACCAACATCACCTTTGGATCCCACAAAGCCGGTGTTGCCTTGAGATCCAGTGTAACCAATATTTCCTTGGGAACCAGTATATCCAACATCACCACGAGACCCAATGAAACCTACATCACCTTGACTGCCTGTGTAACCTACTGCGCCTGTGGAGCCGGTGAATCCTGCATCACCTTTTGAACCAATATAACCAGTGTTTCCTTGTGATCCCGTGAAGCCAACACCTTGACTTCCTGTGTATCCTAGATCACCTTTGGATCCTGTGAACCCAGTGTCACCTTTGGATCCTGTGTATCCAACAGCACTAGCACCAATTTCAATAATGGTTTCTGTGCCAGATACATCTTTTTTAATGAAGATTTTACCATCATGGGTATTGATGGCAAATTCGCCTAGATCCAAATCAACAGTCTGTGGAATTTTTCCAGGAACTGCGGAACGTTTTGTCTTGATTATATTAGCCATATGGCTCCTCAAACGCTATGTAGCGGTTGACATAGTATGTCATGTAATATATATTACATAAGTATATTTATAACTTGGCAGGGTGAATGATTATGGAAAAACTGAAAATTGCTATTGTTGATGTTATTGGATTAACATATGACGCCACCACAATTGAAAAATACGGGTTGGGAGGGTCAGAATCTGCTGTGATCTACATGGCAGCTGAATTGAACAATCACGGGTTTCATGTCACGGTCTACAACAACTGCCGTGATAGTCGATCAGCTCCCGGCGTATATGACGGGGTTGAATATGTTGACCTGGCAAGTTTTCCTGAAGATGCAACATGTGACATCATGATTGTGTCACGCACAGTTGTTCCTTATCTACCTGAAAACACGAAATTTTCTTCTTTGAAAACCAGTGCTAAATTAAAGGTGCTATGGCTGCATGACACGTTTTGTCAGGGAGATGAATTTGTTGAAGATTTGCTTGTTCACGGACATATTGATGAAATTTTCACATTGTCAGATTTCCACACATCATATGTATTGAACGCCAATCACGGCAAGCGGCGTAATTTTGAAGTGTTGAAAAACAAAACGTTCATCACACGAAATGGTGCTAAAAAATATATTGATGAAGTTGATATCGCCGCAAAGGATAAAAATTTATTCATCTATAATGCTTCAGCAACTAAAGGAATGATTCCTCTTGTTAACAAGATATGGCCCGAAGTGAAGAAGAATATTCCAGCAGCTAAACTTCAAATTATTGGCGGCTATTATCGTTTTCGTGATGATGCTGAACCGGACGCACAAGAAAAAACTGTGCGCGAATTGGCAGAACGAGAAGATTTAAAAGCCTTAGATATAGAATTCACTGGTATCATTCCTCAAAAGGAAGTTGCTGAAAGGTTGTCCAAGTCGTCATTCATGATTTTTCCGAATGCCTTCCCGGAAACATTTGGAATTTCCAGTTTAGAATCATTGCTGTATAACACTCCTATTATCACAAATCGGTTTGGGGCGTTAGAAGAAACTGCAGTGGATCTAGCTTGTTATAAAATAGATTATGCCATTGAGCCCAATAATTTATTCCCAGAGATTAACATAGATGAACAATGCAGAAAGTTCATTGAATTGACATTAAGTGCTTATAATAATGCATATTTGCATTATCAAAAAATGAACTATTGTAGTATCGTTGTTGATGTTGCAGGATGGAATACAATTGCGTTACAATGGAAGCAGCATTTTTACAGAAAACTCGGATATTATCTTGATGTTGTTGAGCAGAATAAAGTTCAATTTATCAATACACGCATTCATCATATTTTTAATCGTAGATTTTCTAACTCTGAAGATTTTGATTATCAAGTAAATAATTCCACATTATTTCATGTAATTACGCCATTTTATAATGCACAGGATTATATAAAAGATTGCATATTATCTATTGCAGCACAAAATTATTCATCATATCGGCATTATCTAATTGATGATTGTTCAACAGATAATAGTTTTGAGATAGCACAAGAGACGATTAAAAACTTACCGAAAAATATACAAGGAAATTTTAATCTGACAAAGAATAATTATAATATGGGAGCCGTATATAATCAGATTAAAATCATAAAAAATATTATTTCGTCTGATGACACAATTATGTTAATTGATGGTGATGATTGTCTAATGCCTAATCCTAATATTTTTTCATACATAAGTTCAGTATATGCTCAAGGTGTTGAATTTACATATGGATCCTGTTGGTCAAGTATAGATGGTATTCCTTTGATTGCTCAAACATATCCTAAACATATTCGAGAAACAAAATCTTATCGAAAATATAAGTTTCCGTGGAATATGCCATATACACATTTAAGAACCTTTAAGAGAAAATTATTTGACGGTATATCACTTGATCTATTCAAAGATGAGCGTGGCGACTGGTATAAAGCCGGCGGTGACACGGCAATATTCTATAATGTTCTTGAAAATGCAGATCCTAATAAAATTAAAGCCATTCCTGATATTATCTACAAATATAATGACAAGAATCCGATAAATGATTATAAAATTCATGGACCTCTACAAACTAAAACAGCTAACCGAGTATTACTCATGGGACCTAAAAAATTACTAATTGCAATACCAACCGCAAAATATATTGAACCGGAGACGTTTAAAAGCATCTATGATTTAGATATTCCTAAAAATTTAGATGTTACGTTTCAGTATTTTCATGGGTATCAAATAGATCAAATTAGAAATTTAATTGCACATTGGTGTACTGCATTTGATTATCTACTTTCTGTTGATAGCGATATTGTATTACCCAAGGATGCATTACATAAAATGTTTTTTCATGATGTTGACATAGTTTCAGGAGTATATATTCAACGTAAACCAGGCTATGAAATTCTAGAGATTTATAGAAAAAATACAAATGGGGGATTTTCTAATACACAAATGGGGGACATTCAACCCCCTGGATTGCACGAAATTGATGCGTGTGGGTTCGGGTGTGTATTAGTAAAAACTGAAATAATTAATAAAATAGGATATCCTCAATTCGTGTATAAATCAGCTATTGATCATGCTAATACATTTTCTGAAGATTTATATTTTTGTCAGAAAGCAAAAGAACATGGCGCTAAAATTTACGTGGATTCTTCTATTGTGTGTAATCATATTGGCTCAACAATTTTTACACCATCTTTATGACATTTCCAGAATACAATCAATCATATGCCGAACATGAATTTGCCATTCATGGAGAAATACAGCTCCATGAAAAATTACAGCACCATAATTTACGCACCATTTTCGATGTTGGGTGTAATATAGGTGAGTGGAGCAGAATGACTCGCAGATATCATCCTGTCAGTGACATTCATTTATTTGAGATTGTGCCACAAACGTTCAGTAAATTGATTTCCAACAACATTGTAGATGCTAAAATGTTTCCCAATAGTTTTGGTCTTTCTGATAATTTGCATCTTGTGGATCTTAAAGTGGTGTCAGATAATGATCGGGTGTCAACAAGTGTATTGAACCTTGCGCATGATAACAGTGTGTATCTAACAGGCCTGGGTGTGCCAGGTGATGCATATTGTCGAATGCATAACATCTCACAGATTGATTTTTTGAAAATAGATACCGAGGGACATGAATATCGAGTGCTTGAAGGATTTCACTCCATGTTGCAACAAGAACAAATAAAAATGATTCAATTTGAATATGGATACATCAGTATTTTAACTAAAAAACTTCTTGTAGATTTTTATGAATTGTTGACACCCTTGGGATTTGAGATAGGTAAACTTACTCCTCAGGGTGTGCAATTTAAAAATTATCAATTATGGGATGAAGATTTCAAAGGACCTGATTATATTGCTGTACACAAAAGTTGTCCACAGTTAATTGCGGCAGTTAAATAAAAAGAGCCCGAAGGCTCTTTTTAGTTTTGTGGTGTCAATTTTTCTTCCAACGCAGCAATGTGTTTTTTCAGTTCAGAAATTTCTTCTGTCATCAGAGTGATTTGTGTTTCAAACACAATTTTCTCCAACATTAAATTTTTTGCTGTATCACTGAGTTTCTGTATATAGGCATTCACAAATTTTGTTTGATCCATAATATGTCCATGTGTTTTTAGTATGTGCCGCCGTCAATGACATTTGACCAAACAGGTACACCGGCATTTGATTTTAAAATGTACGTGTCAGTGCCGGCAGCTGTTGCTTGAATGGCACCTGTGCCGTTACCATACAACACCCCGTTTGAAGTGAATGTTGCTGCACCTGTACCGCCATCTGTAACGCCGATAGCTGATGCCAGAGATGATACAGTTCCACCTGTTAAGTTGGCTAAAATCGTACCAACTGTGTATCCTGTTCCTGCGGTGTTAACTGTTGTGGTGGGTTCTGTTTCCGCGCCCTTGAAAAACTTAAAGATGTTGTTATCAGACGCATCACGGAAAAACCCGGCATATTTTGCAACAGTATCAACATACTCAGCATACACACCTGTATCAATGCTATTGGCAATGTTTCCATCAGCCAATTTCAACAACGAGTCATCAATGGTAACAGTTGTTGAATTGATAACAGTTGTTGAGCCGTTAACCGTTAAGTCACCAGCCACCGTGACACTGGTACCTGATAACGTGATGGCAGTTGACCCGGATGATGATTTAATATCATTACCCATGATTTTCAAATCGCCAGCCACGGTGACATCACCTGAGGATGCGGTCAATGTTAACGCTGTGGCACCATCTGATGCTAGAATATCATTGCCGCCGACCGTTAGATCGCCCGCCACAGTGACATTGGTGCCTGATAACGTGATGGCAGTTGACCCGGATGATGATTTAATATCATTGCCCGTGACTTTCAAATCACCCGCCACTGTGACATCACCTGATGATGCAAGCAATGTTAATGCCGTGACACCATCAGATGCCAGAATATCATTGCCCCCAACTTTCAAATCACCTGCCACGGTGACATTGCCTGAAGCTGCTGTCAATGTTAATGCCGTGGCACCATCTGATGCTTTGATGTCGTTGCCACCAACCGTTAAATCGCCCACCAAGGTGACATCGTTGGTCAGTGCAAATGTGACCGTGTTGTTTGTGACAGCAGTGGACATTTGATTTGCTGTACCAGCAAACACCAACGTTTCACCTGTATTGAATGTATCAAGACCCGTGTCACCATCAATATCAAAGTTACTGGTAACTTGTTGCCAACTTAACGTACCTGTTGCGTTCGTTTGCAAAAAGTAACTGTTCGTGGGTGTTGCAGGTAATGTGTATGTTACATTTGCTGCCAATGTTGCAGGAGCAGTTAACAAAATTTTATTAGATCCATTTGCAGTAGCTTCAAACAGTTCAAGGGCACCTGCTGTTCCTGCTGCCGCGGGGGTTAACAGCTCGTCAACAGTATTGGTGTAATACTTACCACCAATCTTATCAATGACTTGTGTTGTTCCATCGCTACCAATTGACTCAATATACAATACTGCACCTGCACCTGAATTACTTCTATCTTCGCTATATGCCAATTCACCTTCAACCAATGCGCTAGTTGAGGGTGCGGCGGAACCTGAAGATCGCTTAATCTGAATTACTGTTGCCATACCTGTCTCCGTGTACGATTTATAAGATGTTTAGTACGTGCCGCCGTCGATATTACCGATATTGATATTGTCATCGGTCAATTCCTGTGTGGTCCACTGTTGTGTCCCTGCATCATATATCAAAGTATAGCCATCTTGTAAACCGTTTTCATCAACATTTGTCAATTCTTCCAATTTCACTAACGAAAAATCAATTTTTTTTAACCGAGTATTAATCGCGGGGGGTGTGTTAACTTTTGTAACCAATGATGCCGATGATGTTGTGTTAACTTGAACTGTTACGGGCATTATTTTGTCACCTCAGGATTAACAGTGATGATGCCTTCCAAGACGCGAGTGACTTCATTGGAAGCACTTCTAATTTCGACATCATACACATACCGTCCATACTTGAGGGATGATGTTGTGGTTGCTGTCAACGATAACGTCATTTCTCCAGTTAAAGGAGTTGGAGCAGTTACAACGAATGCTGTGTATGTGTTGCTGTTATAACTTTTGCGTAACTGGGAAGTTAACGTGTATCCCGTTAAATTTATAGGATTTCCTTGAATATCTGTAACAGTGATTGAAAAGCTGAATGTTGTGCCTTGATCAATCACTAGATGTTTAACTGGTGCCATAAGTATCCTATACTATTAGTTATGTATATTTATAAAACCATTACATCGGAATATTACACATCATTTCGTGAGTGGAAATACTGTTGCAACCAGGTCCAGTTTTCAGTATTTTTCAAGGCAGCTGGATCATCTTTGTTCTCCAACGCGAAATCTCGCCCTTGTTCTGCACCCAAAAGAACAAAATCACTGAATTCTCCTTCAGCAAAAGACGTCCATCGAGACAACCATTTTTTCGTTATCTCATTGCCTTTCAATGTCAATTTCACACATTCCCGAAATGCAGTTCGCCATGCTTCATATTCTGACGTTGCAAAATTGGCTTCACTGACCGTTCTGGGAACATGATAAATTTTACCATATTCCGTGAAAT